ATCAACAAAGTCTACGACTCTGAATGCAAAACCTGAAGTTGTGTTAACGGTTGCATCTAATGCTGTATTAGAGTTACCTGTAGTTGTAGAACCAGTTGAACTAGACTGAACTGCTGCTAAATGAGCATTTGAGCCTAATGTAGCTTGGGCCATAGAGCCGTCAGCTTGTACTTGTAATACAACGTCTGGATCATCAACAACATAAGCAACTGCATCGCTTGCCACTGTGCCTGTTGGCCAGTATTGTGCAAACAATTTTTGCTTAGTATTTGGGTCTGTATATGAACATCCTACAAACACACCAATAGTTCCCGCTGGGAATGGTGTCGAGTTATCTCCGTTTGTAGTAACCAATTCAACAGTACCTGCAGCTACAATAGATACAATTTGACCGTTGAAAAGATTTGATGCATAGCCAGACGCAATTTTAATTTGGCGAGTAGAACCAGCATAAGGCTGTCCACCTACCAAGTTTACGGGCTTAAACCCGTAAGGGGCGGCTGTGCTTGCCATAATATCATCTCCTTAAAGAATATTATTAACCTTTGCCAAAAGAAGTAGTAGATTTTTTTTCAGAGAATAATGGCATTCTAGGATCATTCTGTCTCATTAAACTATTATCAACAGCTTTTTCTTGAGCTTCAGCTTTATCCTTATAGTATTTATTTCTCTGGTCTACCATTTCTTGCGGCATTTTACAAAGTAGTAAGCCACCAACTTCAATACAATCTTTAAAGTTTGAGGTAGAGCTTACCGGTAAATTTACTTCTGGGTGATCTGAATGTTTCACAGGTTCCCAGCCTTCACGCATTTTTGAAGATACATTTAGGTTATCAGCCTCGTTAGCCAATGAAATCCTAATCCATCTATATGCCCAACCTGGTTGTTTCTTAATTTCAGGTAGTAATGATGGGGGAGCCCATTGTTTATCACGTACTTGAGTTTCATCACGTGCTTCTAATTCTCTATCTTGTCTTTTAACCATTTGCGTTCTCCGTTTTAATTAATTCGCGTGCATATTGCTCTGGAGTTAGCTTGAATTTCTTTGCTAAAGCTAACTGTGTCTTAGTCAATCTAATTTTTTTAGGACCAGTTGACCGCGTTGCTGGAGCAACAACAGTTGAGGGTTTGCGCTGAGTTTTTACCTCAGTCGATTCAGTATCATCCCCGAAATATTCTGGGAAGCGTTTATGCATCGTTTCATCTATACGACGGTAATATTGGTCGGATGATGGATCAACTCCACTACTAACCAACTTTTCATGCAGACCTAAAGCTAAAGATGTCATTTCTTGATCTTTACCAAACCACTGATTATTTTGTTGCCAATCTAATGCTCTTTGGTCTGGCTTATTAACTCTAGGCTGTAATAATTTTGCTTGCTCTGAAGATACACTATTTTGATCTTCTTGTAAAGCTTCTTTACTATATTGAGGCTTCATTCCTTGAGCCTGACCTAATTTATATTGAGCTTCATTCATTTTAGTTTGAGCTTCTATAAGTTTGTCAGTGTCTCCATTAGCATGAGCTTCTCTATAATCTCTCTGAGCAATAGCTAAATCAGATTCATATTTCTCTTTTAATGTTTTAAGATAATCTTCTTCACCAGTAGACAAAGTAGTTTTAAGCTTATTATTTTCTGCAATAATCCGTTGTGCATATCTAATAGCTTCTTCTCTTTCTCTTGATTCAGCTTCTTTAGCACGCCTTTCATCATGCCAAGCTTTCTTCAACTGAGCCATTCTTTCTTTAACTCTCGCTGAATACTCTTCAAGATTATCATTTTCTAGTTCATCTTTTACTTGATCTGGTAGAGGATCGCGGTTTCTATCTTGCGGTGGGGTGTCGTCTTCCTCTTCAATTTCAAATTCAGGTTCAGCTTTGGTTTCTTTTTTAGACTCTTCTACTTTAGCTTTCGCCGCCGCTTCATAATCTTCTTTGTCTTCCTTAAGCTCAATTTCTTGGCTTTCATCTTTTTCATCTTGCAGTTCTTCAGGAATCTCATTTATGATTTCTGCCATCTGTTTTCTCCTTATGCGCGTTCGTATCCGCGTGGGTCATCGACCACTGCTTCTACGGTATCATCGTTTATAATGCGAAACTCTTTACCATGTATTTTGATACGAGTTCCAGAATATGCCCTAGTAATAACGAAGTCACCTTCTTTACACCAGGGTCCTGTAGGAAATCTGTCTTTGTCTTGATAAGCCATGTCTCCTAGTTTGATAACAAATAAAACTACAGTTGAGTGTTCCTCAATATGTTTTGTTTTATCTGATTTAAGTATTCCACTTTCATACTTATCGTCAACGTGAGGCACAGCACATAAAATGCGATACCCTCTGACTTCTGGTAATTGAGTGGGTTTTTGTTCTTCTACAGGAGCTTCCTCCTTTTTACTGCTAATTGGTTTGCCATCAAGCGTAACAATATCTTTTTTAAGTGTTGCGATTTCACTCATCGTCATCCCTTTCTACGTTCTTTGCAAGGTCTGCGAGTAAACCTTGTACTATATCAAAGCCTCTTATAATCCCGCACGCATGCATATACTGTGCATGTTCTTCGGCTCTCCCCATTGCTAAGTCTTCCACAAATACTTCGCGCTCTTCTGCTATTTTATTTGCAAGAAATTTAATTTCATCTAATGTCATTTATTGTCCTTTCGGTTTAGTTTGCGGATTATTCCGTTTTTGCATAACAGCTTGAGCTCCTAGTTTAGTTCCTTCTACAAACTGTTTACTATTTAGTTCTTTCTCTTGTGATACTGCATCGGCACCAATCTTAGCCCCTGCAATACGTTCTTGAGAATCCATACGCATTTTCTCAAGTTCAAGTTTTGCTTTATCAAGCTCTGTATCATCTGCCATTTTCTTAGCTTTAGCAGCTGCTTCCATTTGCTTAATCTGTAGTTCTTGTTTTTGCATTTGAAGTATTGGGTCTTCTTCTTGCTGTTGAATCTGTTGTTGTTTAGCTTCAGTATTATTTTTCTGTAATAGTTGTTCTGCAGCTTTAGCAACTACTCTAGATAAATCTACTTCAACGTCTTCTGGTAATATTTCTTTAGGATCAGGTAATTCTGCTCCTAATTGTTCTTCTAGCTGTTTTCTATATTCAAATGCTATGTGTTCAGCAACATGCGCTTCCATTGCTGCTTGGATTGCGTTTGCTTTAGTACTTTGTCCTACCATTTCTAAAATTTTAGGGTCTTGAGCAAATGCCATATGTGCAGTTATATGAGCTTGGTGGTCTTGATAAATAAAAGCTTTTACAGGTATACCATTTATAATCGCCATATTTTCTGACACAGGATTCATTGGTTTAATATCTTCTTTATTAGGTATAAGTTTTTCTACATTTTTAACTCCTAATACGTCTAACATTTGACGATTAAGTTCAGGTAGGTCATAAATATCTGGATTCTGTTGTGCTAACTGCATAACTGCTTGATACTGCACAACTTTCTGTGACATAGTCGCAGCATTAGGGTCAGATACAGGAATGACTTCAACTAAATCATAGTCACCTCGTTTAGCTTCTCTATTTCCTGTTGCTGGTTCATACGCGTAGTCTGCAGGAGTGTAATCTCTAATGATAGTTTTAAGCAATTTAAATTCTTGTTTCATTGCATAGTGAATGCGACTTTGTACTGCAGACATTACTTTCAGTGTACGTTCTAAAATAGCAAGAGTTGTACCGACAGGTGCCTGAGCGGACATATCTGAAACTTTTAAATCAGCTGCTGAAGCAAAGCGTCTACCTTCTTCAATAATCTGATTCATTAATTGATTAAGAACTTGTGAGGGTTCTTTATAAGGAAGTGGTAAAATATTATCTCTTATAGTACCGGAGGGTACGTCAACATCGCGGAACTCTGCTGGTGAGATTGGAGTATCGTCACCTTTGATGCGTAGACCTCTAGATTTAAAACCACCAGGAAGATTAGATAATGTACCCGCGTCTACCAATTGTCTTAATATCATTGTGCCTGATTTTGCAAACGCGCCTATTAAATGAATTAAACCAAAACAGTAAAAACCAAATCCTGGGACATATCCGTAGTGAACAAAGTGTTGACGTTTTTGTTTAGTGTCATCATCTGGGTTCCAGTTACGTCTAATCGATAAAATAGTTGATGTAGATTTTTCAATGGTGACAACATAAGGTAATGCAATACCTGTCTTCTTACCATCTTTTTCATCTTCGTAACCTTCTAAGTCAAGATCAACATGCATCTCAAGAATTTTCCAACGATCATCTGTTGTGGCACTAAAGCCCATCTTCTCTGCAATCTTTTTCTCAACTTCATCTAAGTCATAAGTAGGTTCACCTAAATCAACATCTAAGTAAAACCCTGCGACTTGTAATTTGCGTAATTCGTTCTGTGTCTTACGCATGACATGAGTGACACGCTGTGCAGACTCCAAGTCTGAAGCACCGTATGGCACTACGATGTCTTCAGCTGGAACGTACATAGAGACTTGTCGCTCTAAACTTGGATCATAATAAACTTTCTTAAATGCATTACCTGCTAAACCTAAGCCCCATAACATTCTTTCATGTTCAGGTCTATACTCAACCATCTTCTCTGTAAGTTGATAGTTCATGTTTTCTTGTACACGAGCAGATGCTTCTTGATTCTCTTTTGTTTCTTTACCAATGATTTGTGTTTTGACAGGACCTCGAGCTGGAAATGTCTCGGTCATGGTTTCTGCTTGGAATTTAACTAGCGTTTCTGTCATGAGTGGGTGATACACATTACATGCACCTTCCCACGGTTCTGAGCGGTCTTCGAGTTTAAGACCTAAGAGTTCTAATCCATCAACATAAGTATCTAACCAGTCTTTACGAGAACTTATATCGCCTTCAAAATCTTCAAGAAGTTCACTTGCTAAATTTTCTAAATCACCCTCATCAATTTCTTCAGCTAAGTTTTTGTTAAACTCATCATCACTCATACGGTCTGGATCAATCTCAATCTCCATACCACCAGCTCGAATAGTAACTTCTTCTGGATCTTCAATTTCAATTTCTAAATCAGGCTCCATACTAGCTAACTCTTCCATACCTTGAGGAGCTGCATACAACCCTTTATCTACATTATTTATATCTTGTGCCATTATCTTTTTCCTAATAGTTTTTGTACTTGTATCTCGCCTAAGTACCATAAAATTAACAAACAAGTGTTAATCATTCTAAATACTTTATACAGCGTATAAGCGCTTCTGATTAGAACTTTTAAAATACTGAATATCATCCTCTTCATCACTTGGTAGCCTTATAAATCCGCCTTGTCTAAACCGCATCAAAGCAAGTGTTGTAGCGTCGACCATGTCATCATTCGCACCAGATGGAAAATCATTACACTCCTCAATTACTTCGTGTGCCCATCGTCTATCCGGTGCCCATACAATACCTGAACTAAATAAATCAGATACTGCATTGACTCGACTTATTTTATCCTGACCTTTACCTGGAGTAAATTCTCCAACGGGTATACCCATCCGTCTGAACTCTTGGTAGAGTGCAGCCCCGTTAGATTTTTTCTCTACAATAAACGCATCAGGTTCCCAATCTTTATATTCTTCTATGCAAAGTTGCTTTAACTCAGGAAATTCTAGTCGCTGCTTTACTGCATTAAGTAATATTATATTATAATTATCAGTTTCTTCGTTAAGAAATACGCCCCACGTAGTTAAAGCATTGTAGTCTGCTCTGTTATTAGCTTCTTGCGCAGCATCTAGTGTCATAATAATAAATTCACAACTAGGTGGATTTTCTTCTTCCCACATATTCCACCATTCTCGTTTAATCAACGCTCCTTCTTCAGATACAGGGTTTTGTAAATACTGAGCATTCCAATACCTAATATCTAATGCAGCACGTCTTGCTTGTAGTTCTTCTAGTGGCCAGAACTCAGGCCATAATGGTACTTCTTCACCATCTTTTTCAATAATTGCTGGAAACTCAACTACTTCCCAGTCATCTACCTCATCATTTTTAATCATCTGGTTAACAATCTGCCCAGTTAAGTCTAATTTAGACCATCTTGTCATCACAACTATGATTGCTCCACCTGGCATTAGACGCTGCAGTGGACCGGATTGGAACCATTCCCAAGCAGGTAAGAACACATCGGGTTTTCCCAACTTTGCGTCTTGTTCAGAGTGGGGGTCGTCGATGATAAAGAGGTCAGCCCCGCGTCCAGCAAGTGCGCCGCCAGCACCAATAGCAAAATACTCACCATTATAATTAGTACCCCATCTCGATGCTGACTTAGAATCTGCTTGGAGCTCAACATTAGGGAATATATCTTTGTATTGATCCGAACCCACAAGGTTCCTAACCCGTCTACCAAAATTAACAGCCAAATCAGCGGTATGTGAAGCCATAATAACTTTCTTCGCTGGATGCTTACCCAAGAACCAAGCAGGGGCGAGGTACGATATAAGTTCCGACTTCCCGTGTCGCGGAGCAATATTAACAATAACTCTTTTTCTTTTTCCTTCTGCAATTTCTTCAAATAATTTAGCCAACCTAGCATGGTGTGCTCCTACTTTGTAGTCTGGATAGACATGTTTTATAAATTCAAGGAAGGTTTTACCTCCTGCAACCTTCACAAGTTCTGCTTTGTAGTCTGTGAGTAGTTTGAGGTTACGTTGTCGCTCTGATTCTGACATCGTTGGTAGGGCTTTTTCTAAAATAGCAAGGTCTTTTTGACTAATCATTGTCATCCTCCACTATTTCCCCTTCAATGACCTTACCTTTTAACTCTTCAATAGTGCGTTTTAGCTCTTCTTCTAGCTCTTTACCACTCTTTGTTATATGAGTAACCTCAGTTTTCTTCTTAAATGCGTCAACTCCGTCAATTTCACCTATCTTTGACCAGGCTGAGATGCGTTCACGTGATGATTTAGCTAATGCTGCCTCTTGAAGTAACCCGTTGAGTACGGAAAGTTTGATGTCTGCCAAGTCTTTAGCTACCATATGACTAGTTTGCGAGACTAAGCCGGCTAAGTAAGCGATTGTTTCATTAGGATAATTAGCGAACTCAGGTTTTAGAGAGGGATTTTTCATCATCTCCTTGGCGATTGTTTCAGCTGTTTCCATTTCATCATCACTTGGTTCTATAGCTTCGCCTTTTATGTCAGAAATAACTTTAACTGTATTAGCTCTAACTTTTAATTCTTCATCAGGTGTAAGTTCTGGTAATGCTTCACGCGCATTTTTAGGTATAGGGATATTATCCTCTATATGAGGTACGACTATGGTTTGATTTGATTCTGTCATGTGTCGCTGTTTACACCTTGGTTAATTAATTTGCAGCATTGTAATTCTTTCGGCTAAGTATATAATAAATAAAATGCAAAAACAACTTCTCACTGCAGATAATCTTAGACTACTCTATAAAACATTTATCAGGTTACCCCCTTTTTTAGAGTTAGCTATGCCTGAAGCATGTGATATAAAGTTTAAAGTTATACGTGACGAAGAATTATTAGGCCTGTTTGAACCAGAACCTTTGACATTGATGATAAGTAGTGGACGATGTTCTTACTTTGATACTATATGTAAAACTCTCTTACATGAAATGGCCCATATGCATTGTTATTTAGAAGACCAAGCAAACTATGAGCAACACAACAATCGTTTATTCAAAAAGATTATCAGACAAATAGCACTTACCTACGGGTTTGATCCTAAAGAGTTATAGAAAGACAATATAACGCCAAAGTTATAGTCGCAGAAAACACCCAAATAAATATATAAAAATAGTCCATACCCAAATTCTATCGGGTTTTGTTTTTCCATGTGGTAGTGAGAATCATTCGTAATAAAAGCCCCGCAGAAGCGGGGCCGAGAGAGGAGGAGTTATACCATGCATGTGCACTTTTGCATGATTCTTAGATTATACACTACTTTTAGGTACCATCAAGGGGGCATGACACTATATAAGAGGGGGTGGGGGTCGCTGGTTTTCAATTTTTGTCTGGTGATTTGTGTAAATCATAGTGCGTAGCACGCTGTCGGAGTCCCTGTTTGGTTTTGGGGGGTTGGGGGGCGGTGGGTTTGATAACCTAACCTGACACTATGTCAGGATTAGTAAACTTAAATATACTATTCTTGGCTTTCATCTATCATTTAAGACATAATTACATCATGTCAGTGGTTATTACATTCTGTTCTAATCATGTTGGCATAATTTAATTATGGAGTCAGTTATGACACAATTAAATAAAGTGGTCTTAGCGTCACTAAAAACTAATGCTAAGAATTGGACGCTAGCAGAGCAATCAGCTAGCGAGTTAGCAACCACAATGGCTTGTGATATTGAGCCATTCATTGACGCTAAGCTTAAAGCTAAACGCACTAAGCACGGCAAGCTTCTCGCAGAGTATCGCGATGAGGTGGACAGCGTCATTGATAACGTGCCTGAAATCACTGAAAGCCTAAAAGGTGGTGTGATTGACGGCGTGCTTGAGGGTAAGTCATACAAGGACTTTGCTCTTGAGGTTTACGATAACGGCGTTGAATACCTAGCCGTTGATACTGCCAAGGTTAGCCTAGGCGATAGGTTTGATAGCAAGGCTGTCAAGTCATTCTCAATGGGTTATATCTTAGCCCAAGACTTTGGCAAGCTTGACTTGACCGAGAACAAAGAGGGCGTGAACAATAACCCTCTTGGCTCACATGGTCCGAGTTTCAAGGCACTTGCCAAGGCTGACCAAGTCAAGTGTAAGAACACTATCGACAAGGCTTGGTCAAGGCTCAAGGGCAGAATGGCTAAAGCACTAGCCACCATGTTCGGTGAAATCAAGCTTGATGTTGATGTGCTTGAGAAAGCCACCAAGCGAAGTGTTGACTACTTCAAGTCTATGCAATCCTTGACTAAGGATATGTCAGCTAAGGATAGCAAAGCAGTCATGGCTTGGCTGACTGATATCGAGAAGTCTTATCCTCTCGGTAAGTAACACCCCGTCCCTCACGGCTCACGCCGTGGGGGATTTTTTTTGCCTTGAATATCTGTATTGTATCATAGATACCAGTTCCCCACGCGAGCACGCGAGCGAGATTTCACCCTGACACCCTGTCAGGTTCGTAGTCTGTGAGCTAAGATAGTTCTAGCTGATACAAATCACAGTCGCTGCGACAAAGTGAAACCAGTTCTGACCGCGAGGGCGTGGACGTGTCGTCTAATTAAGTCATACCTGACACCCTGTCAGGGTCGTGTTCCACGCTGTTTGACCTTGTTCCAATTTAGTCAACGTAGTTGGAACATGATTTTACTTTGTAAATCAAGTGGTTAGGTCACTTTGTTCCAATGTTCCAACGATTTTAGACATGATATGTGGGTTTGTAAACTTTGTGAAAGAAAGAGTCCCTTTTTTGCAGTGCAACATAATTTACTAAACCCCCACCGTCCTACAAAACCACTGGAACATTGGAACAAAACACTAACTATACTAATACTATATAATATAATATATAATAAAAACAATAACTTAGCCTTTTGCAAATTCTCTTGTTCCGTTCTTTTAGTAAACTTAGACCCCCCTCGACACTGGAACATTGTTATAAATCAAGCACTTACCTCGAAAAACAGCGTTATTAGTAAACTATTTTGGAACAAGAAATACCCCGTTGGAACAAAACCTACCCCGTGTTCCATTAGTAAACCGACGTTGGAACAAGACCTTTTGGAACAAAATTAGCCTCGCTTTGCATCTCGCATAAACCCTATCAGCTAAGAATATCTTAGCGGAAACCATACTCATACTAGAAGCGGTGTCCTGAATTTGAAAATACAACAATAATCTCTACCTCATAAATCGCTATATCACTTGATTTATTAGTAAACTTATGGTATAATTATATATAATGAGAGATGAAACTATATCTGTCTGTTTTTGTGTTTTTAAGTGTGTTAGTTCCGTTTCTCGTTTTCAGTCCTGACATAGTGTCAGGTTTCATTAATTAGTTTGAGGAGACATATCATGTATGTAGATACAAACGATCAAGACAAAGCTAGACGTTTCAGACAAAATTGGCTTTGGAAAGTGCAGTTTCAACGCGAGGCAAGAGGTAAGATGGTACTTTGCTTTGCGGTTGGTTTTGGCATTGGCTTTGCATGTTGCACCATGTTAGTTGCCATGCTTGAGAGGGTATCGTAATGGCTACATGTTCAGAGTGTGGTGAAAGCTATGCAGATGAACGCAAAGCTATTGGTTATGATACTTGTTTATCATGTGGAGATGATAGGGCTAACCTAGTTAAGCACACAGTTGCACCTATGCACAAAAGTAACTATTTGGTTATCACTAATCTCACTGACCTTAAAGGTCTAAACAATAAAGGGGGTCGTTATGGCTAGAACATTTAAAGACATACCCATACCTAGAAATGTTTATGAAGATGAAGAAAGAATTAGAAAGGGACGGGGTGTCTCTGAGGAGTCCGACATTGAACCTGTGTTTGATTTGGAACAAGAGTTGGACGAGTTATTAACTAAAGTTCAGCGATTTGCTGAGAAAGGGGGTCGAGACGATAGATAAATTTTACGGAGAATAATGGTGTCATATTATTATATATCTATTGATTTATTAGTAAACTTATGGTATACTATATGTATATGATGAAAGATTATCATTATTCATGTCATTTTTACTTTACGAGCCTGACACTATGTCAGGGCTGAAACTTAGTGAATCCAACAGACCATACGAAGATGAGTATAAGTATGCGAGGGTATCTAGTGAAATTATCTGTTACTGAACTAGAACTTAATCTCAGTCCTGACCTAGTGTCAGGTTCACTTTATTTGGAGAAGTTATTATGTATGCAGAAACAATGGAAGTAAGTAATACAAGTAATACAAGTAATACAAGCACGGAACTTCAAACACCAAACCATTTGACATCGTTGGCTACATCAGCAGTTTTAGTAACAGTTGACGTCAATGTTTGGTCAGCTACAAAACAAGACCGAACCATATCAGGTGAGGTAACATCAAGCAAGAAAGCAGACCCGAACGCGGGTAGGTTTGTTAAGAATCTTTTGGCAAACAACGTCCATCACAAGGACTTAGTGAACTATCGTCAGACTATATATAATTGGGTGAAAGCCAAAACATATCGCTGGAATAATTCGCAAGACCTTTTACCAACCATAGAATTAGAATCATTTAAGCAAGAGTATGATAAGCACGAGAAAGAGTTTAATCGCCTGCTATCTGAGTTTTGTGATAAGTATGATTCTATTAAATCAAACATGGCATTTGCACAAGGTGACATGTATAACATACAAGACTATCCGAGCGTTGAGGAAGTAAGACGTAAGTTTGGGTGTAAGTTATACATATCCGAAGTGCCATCACACGACTTTCGTTGTTCAGTTGCACAAGACTTAGCTGACGACTTGAAAGTTAATTATCAACGACAATGCGAGGAGATTGTTAAAAATGTTTTACATCAACAAACAGATAGAATCGTCAATGTCATGGAAAGTATCTCACACTGTTGCGGAACACAAGAGATTACTACCAAAGAGGGCGAAGTTAAATCAAAGAAACGAAAGATATATGATACAACCATCGAAAAGGCGAAAGAACTATGCAGAACGATAGGTGCGTTTAAGTATGTCAATGACGAACATAGTCAACGATTACGCTCAGTTGCGAAACAATTAGATGATACCTTGTCAGGTGTATCTAGCGAGGCTTTGCGTGAGAGTGACTATACGAGAGATAGAGTTAAATCTGATATTGATAACATTCTATCTAAATTTGCAATCTAGTCCTGACACTATGTCAGGTTCATTTATTTATATCTTAGGAGATATATCATGCACATAAATACACAGCGTGTAACAATTAAAGAGTTAGTAAGATTAATTCCAACCATCGGTGAAAGTCTAACACCTATCATTCAGTCAGAACCTGGGTGTGGCAAGACCTCACTACTTAAAATGCTAGAAGAAGACATGGGTGATAAGTATGACTACATCTATGTTGATTGTCCTGTGAAAGACATGCAAGACATCGCTATGACTATACCGAACCATGATACCCGCACACTCGAAACCTATGTTGGTTCATTGTTCAAACTAGATTCACCAAAACCAAAAGTAATATTGCTTGACGAGTTTATGAAAGCACCGAAACTACTTCAGGTTATATTCACAAGGCTAATGCTAGAGAGATTCGTAGGTGATACACCATTACCACAAGGCAGTATCGTCTTTGGTACATCAAACAACCAATCGGACGGAGTGGGTGACACCATGTTAGCACACGCAAGTAATCGTGTTTGTATTCTTAACATGGCAAAACCTAGCGTTGAAGATTGGTTAGTATGGGCAAGTGAGAACGCAATCAGTCCATTGATTAGAGCGTGGGTTCACATGTTTCCTCGTTGTCTTAATAGTTACTTAGATGATAGTCAAGACGACAACCCATACATATTCAAACCGAGCAAACCACAGTTGAGTTTTGTTTCCCCTCGATCGTTGGCAAAGTCATCTGTCATCGTGGAGAACCGAGACACACTAGGAGAGGTAGCCACAATGTGTGCATTGTCAGGCACTATCGGTCACAGTGCGAGTGCAGACATGAGTGCGTTCTTGAATCTTGAAAAGTCATTACCATCACTAGATAGTATCTTATCTCAACCTGATACTGCGAAGATACCGAACGAGATATCAGCACAGTTGATGGTCATGTTTCAAGCAACAGATAAGATTAAAACACAGGACGAGTTGACATCGTTTATGAAGTATATCAAGCGTATTAATTCATCTGAGATTCAAGCAATATTCTTTACTATGCTTGTGCGTAACAAGAACACAAGACATTTGGCTAGGGGTAATCAGGACGTAGCAACATGGGCGACTGATAACTACGAATTATTCTAAAATCAACCCTGACACTATGTCAGGTAGGAGAATAAATTATGAATCAAGAAACAAGACTCAAGAAAGCACACATCGCTCTCATGCGTCACCCTGAGACCGCACTATACTCAGGCATTATGATGATGGGTGATAGCACTGTGGTAGATGATTGTCCTACCGCATACACTGATGGTGTGAATAAAAAGTATGGGCGTGCGTTCATGGAGAAGTTGGAAGATGATGAACTACGAGCATTGATACTACATGAGAACTTACATGTGGCATTGAAACATATCCAACGATTCAAGAAAGAGTGGGAGAAAGATCCCATGTTGGCAAATGCGTCAGCAGATTATGTTGTAAATGACATCATATGCAATCTGGAAGACACTAACTTTCTACGACTACCGAAAGGTGGACTGTATGACCCTAAGTATCATAATTGGTCGGTGCGAGAAGTCATGAATGATTTACGTCAGCAACAACAGAGTGGTCAACAACCACAAGGTAGCATGGACGAGCATGACTTTGAATCAGGCGAGATGGGTGAGGGTGGTCAACCAATGACAGCCAAAGAGCAACAGGAACTATCGAAACAGATTGATAAAGCGTTGCGTGAGGGTGGCATACTCGCAGGCAGATTAGGTGCAAACATACCTAGAAACATCACCGATTTGCTTGAACCTAAAATCGACTGGAAGACTGTCTTGCGTGACTTTATTATGTCTCAGATGAAAGGCACAGATGAATATACATGGCGGAAGTATAACAAACGACTTGTTGCCAATGATATATACATGCCTAGCATGGAAGATGAACGAGTGGGTGAGTTGACTATTGCGATAGATACATCAGGTTCTATCGGTGCGGACGAGTTGTCAGCGTTCGCGTCAGAACTGGTTTCCATATGTCAGACCTCTACCCCTGAAAAAGTCCGAGTTATTTGGTGGGACATGTCCGTTCATGGTGAGCAAGTATTTGAAGAACATACATACAATGACATAGCAAGACTACTCAAACCGCAAGGTGGGGGTGGGACTGACCCTGAATGTATCATAGAACACATCAAGAAAGAGAATATTAATTCACAAGCAATCGTTGTGTTCACTGACGGATACTTTGATACACCGAATTGGAATACATCTATACCTACATTGTTTGTTGCAACAGAGATAGAGAAATACATTCCAAGTAACTGTAAAGTAGTTAAACAAAACCTATCCTGACACTATGTCAGGTTCATTTATTAAGGAGATATACCATGTTTGAACATGTAACTTTTGACAAACTAAAAGATATAACTAAGAAAGTTAAACCATACAGAGGAAGTAACAACCACTATCCTGTATTTCCGCATTACAGACATCAGTCGTATAAGAGATTCTTTGCTCATGGGAAACTGTATGACTTAGCTGATAACAACAAAGAAGCATTTATCATTGAGTATCAAGGTCGACCATTGATTGTGGTCAATGAAGATAATGTAGTCGAGTTTCTACAAGATCATTACTATCAAGGTGACAGAATGTTTCTTACTCAATTATGTGATAACCCATCAGGATACTATCGTCAAGGGTGGTGGCACGAGGGACAGTTAGTGTGTAACGATGAGAGACGAGGCGGTAACGTGTGGGTGAATGTGCTAGACGCAAAAGGTCATTATGCACAATTCAGACCGATACACCCTAAGATACGATACAACATGCTGACCAACGAACCACTTGTCGCTTATGACATTATTTCACCACGCGTGGACAGAACCAAGAACATAGATATTACTGACAAACTTAACAGTGTATTCAAGCAAGTCGAAACATTTTGGAGAGCGTCAGGTGATAAGTTTCACGAGTTGGTTCAAGAGTTGGCTAAAGAGGGTAAAGCAAAGTATGAAGACCACTCATGGCGAAACTCGTATGAAACTATGTATAAAAGAGGTGAGATAGATTTGCTATCAGCCATAATATTAGATACGGAATATTCGTATTGGGTATGGCATGACGGCAAGAATGTAGAGGGGGCTATCAAAGGTGTTAAGCAGAAACTTAAAGAAATGATATGGGAGTGGGAACAAGCCTATAACGAGAGCATAACACCATGTGAGTTAGCTTATATACCAACAAATGACAGACTACAAATCAGATTGAGAGGTGAGAAATGAGTATGCCAAGTAGAGAAGAAGAAAGACATAATTACTTTGTTAACGAACTGCGGTCAAGGTTCACCAATGTCGAGATATTAAAGCACTTTGCTGATTTAATGCGACAACGCATGAAAAAAGGTGATGAGGTTATGATAGATTGGGCTTTGGATTATATGATTGAACACATTGACCCAAGTGACGCACTAGATGAAGTTGCTGACGCAATAGGATTTGAGGAGATAAATGTATGAAGGAGAATCGTGATGTTAGTTAAACATTTAATTAAAGAATTACAGAAAATGAACCCTGAACTACATGTTGAAGTTGATTTAACGAATGATACAGGTGAATCAATTAACCATGATTTTTCAGACTTTCCACTAACTACATATGTAGCACAAGATTTTCACGAAGTAGTCGAATGTGAAAATAATTATGGAAGTTGGGTTCGGCTATCTTTTAATAATTTTAGTAGAGTTAATTATGGAGATGAAGAATGAAAACGTATCGAGTTTATATCACGCAATACTGTGAACCAATAGTTGTTCGAGCGAAAGATGAAGATGACGCTAGAAATAAAGCAACCGAAGACCACGTTTGGGAAGTAACAGACGTGGATTTTAGAATCGAAGATGATTCAGAACCAACGTGGGAGGAACAAAATGGGCTATCGTAGCGAAGTAGCAATAGGTATAAGAATGCAACCTGACACCACGTCAGGTCAGGATTACCTTGATAAGAAGAAACTTTGGAATACGTTTGTAGCAGAGTGTAAGACAAGACACCCTCTAGCTTTCGACAACAAAGACTTATGTTTTACTATCTTTAACGATAAAAGAATGATGGGTTTCACTCAGTATGAACTAAAGTGGTACCCTGATTTTAAAGATGTTCAAGCGTTTATGGGAGTTATTGATATCGCTAAAGATTATAACGAGCAACACGAGTCAGAGTTGTTTGAAACCGCATACGTCAGAGTTGGAGAAGAATCTGACGATGTAGAAGTTGACTATACAGGTAGTGGGTGGGAGATGTTTCAACCATACTCAGGTATTGGCGGTGAGTTATATGATGAACTTTATGAGGACAAGAAAAATGGACTATGACATAAACGAAATCAAACTACCAATTACACTACGCACGGACAAAGATACAATCGTGCAATTCACATTAGATAGTGGAGTGTTATCGGACGAGACATTATCTATGATATTCAAAGACATTGACAAAGAACTAGAGAGAAAGGGGTATGCGTCATGAGAGTGCAAGACGGAGTAAGTTATGGTGATATGTTCTTAGGTGTAGTTATGGGCATATTAATTGGGTGGGGGGTAACATATTTGTGGCAAGAATTAGAACCACTGATTAACCCACTACCACCTGATTATGTATGTCAGAAAGGTATAGCTTTCCAAGCTACCGAGTATGGCAGTAATATTTATTTAAAAACAGGTCAAGCATGTATTGACACAACCTTTGGGGAGGAAATGAAATGAACCAATGTGATAAATGTGGTGCAAGAGATAATCATGAAGATAAAAATAGTATGTTTTATGCGACTGATTTCTTTTGGCACGGTGATATAAAAGAAGACTATGACATGGGTGATTACTCTTGTCTATGTAGAAAATGTTTTGATGAGGGTAATTATTGGATTAATAAAGGGGAAATGAAATGATGTTTTTAGATTTAAAAAACGAAGATCATGCAAATGTGTTTAACAAGGTATGTTCAGGGGAAATAACCGAGTTACACCCATGCCCACATGGACATGATTATGAGAGCCAACAAACTTGTTCTCATTATGAAGAACAAGACGAAAGTGACTTTGGTGAATGCTCTACATGGCTTGTTAGAAACACAAAATGTTACTGTGAACTACAACCTATAAATTTTTATGAGGGGAAATGAAATGAATGCACAGAAGTTTAATTACTTTAGAAATGATAGTATCACAATAGATTCAGGACTTGAGCCACTCATCGGTGAATTATGTCATAGGTATGACATGAAAGTTTTGAACAAAATTAATATCAGACAACAATGGGGAGGACAGTATTGGACATACACTGAGACCTCTCGTGGAGGTAGTGAAAAATACTATGATGGTTATGTTTTAAGCAGAAGTGGTTTTCCTGAGATAGTAGCATGGACTGATGGTGAGACATACTACATGTCGGCTGATACTCAATTAAAAGAAAGAAGTGATGGCAAGTTTCTCAATGCTAAAAGATTATCTGACTTGATGAAGAAGTTTGATAAGCGAGTTGACACAGGACGACATAATCCACATGACTTAAAACATTGGGTTACAGGCGGTCAATATGCAGACACAGTTGTTCAAGATGTTTCATCATCAAGTAAGTTGACAAGATCATACTCAGACATATCAATGAATGGTGCTGAGTTACACCTATTGTTAGATAGTTTCATAAATCATGCAGATATGTCTTCATCACAAAGACAGTCATTTGAAATTAAACTACAAGACTTAGACAACAAATATAATGCAGTGCAGAACGCTAGTAATATTGTTAGAGAAAAACTAGAGAAACCTTTTTATGTTGTAGGTAAATCTCTGATGTCACACTCTGATGAATCATGTGTTGTATGGAAAGCTAAGATAGAAAATAATCAATTTATTTTAGTTGAAACACCAAAAGCATACAGACGATTTGAAGACTGTCCTGTTCACGACAAGCTAAGACCCATTACAACAATGTTTGCTATCGCTCATGAGGATAAATCTAGAGAATATAACAGAAGCACAAAATGGTTACTAGATAAAGTTATACCACAAACAGAACATTACAGTCAGACCCATACGTTTGACGCTGACACAGGTGTTGGATACTTTGACTATATGAGATGTCACAACGATTTCAAAATGGTATATACTTATATACTAGATGTCGATTAAATTAGAACCTATACCCCACTTTGTGATGACGGACTATATCCGTGTCCCTGTCAAAAGAGACGGAGAGAACTTTATCGTTTACTTAGAGAAGAACTATGTTAGACGATACACTCTCTCCACTCTCCCTGATTTTATATCATCTAAGATTACCATAGCTAATGTATTAACAAACGAAATAAAACAAGACCACGAACTACAACACTACGATATTTTTATTTGTGATTCGGATAACGGAGACCCTGACATTGGGTGGCGGGCAAGTGAATCTATTTATGTCGTCATCTTACATTTAAAAGAGTATGCTAAGTTATTAGGAAAAACAAATGACTCCCGAAAAGAAAATAAAAGAGAAAGTAAAAAAGATACTGACTAAACTTAACTGCTATTACTGTATGCCCGCAACGGGAGGTTATGGTGCTAGTGGTGTTCCTGATATTCTAGCTTGTCATCAAGGCATGTTCATAGGTATAGAAACCAAAGCCAACGGCAACAAACCCACTGCACTCCAACAGAAACATCTAAGAGATATTAGTATCTCAGGTGGTAAATCTTTAGTTATTGACGAAACGAATATAGATATGCTAGAGTTTTATATCAAGGGTAAGAGAATATACAATATAGATGAAAAATAGAAAAACCAACCTGACATCAGGTCAGGACGATAAAGTAAATCACCCATCACATTACACTCAAGGTAAGGTCGAGTGTATTGACGCCATCGAGTCAGCAACCACTAATCTTATCGGTATCGTAGCCGTGTGTGTAGCCAACGTCATTAAGTATGTGTGGCGATTCGCATTGAAGAATGGTATTGAAGATTTAGACAAAGCTGATTTTTATTTACAAAAATTACGCAAGAAAGTGAGAAAAAAACAATGAGTCAAGATTTGTTTAGACGAGTCAGAAGTTTATTACAAGACCATGTTCGATTACTTAATCAACATAGCTTAGGTGACACACATGTGCAAGAAGCAGAGTCTATCATTGATGAGATTAATATTTTGTTGCAGTCAGACGAAGTTAAAAATATTGAACATCAGATTGATGAGGCGGAACGCAAGCTCGTAAGCGAAGACATCGCTGAAGAAATACTTAACGGAAAGTATTGTGTCGGCGGCAATTGTGAAGACTAAGAACTGGTATCAATTTTCACCATTAATATGCGAAAGCGTCATTTTATAATTTTAGATTTTGAGAATGAACCGTTGCGAACTTTTTATACAAAAGTAGACGCAGAGTGGTTTATTAAAGATAAGCCTGACTGCACCATTAAAACGATTCTAACTGAACAACCATCTACCGAATTGAGCCATGAAGAATTTACGGCCAAATACGGTGAACCACTTTTTTAAGAAAGGAAAACATGGGTAACAAATATACACAAGACCAATACAATGAGTTTTTAGAAAGAGCCATACGGTTCATGAAAGAAAACCCAAACGCCTCAAGAGCAAAGGTAGCTCTCTATGCCGGTGTAGGCGTTGCTGTATTGGAAAGATTTGAAAAAGAGGGTAAACTAAAACTTCCTCCAGTTATGACAAGTAAACAAGCAAGGGCAAGAAATAATTGGGCAACAACATTAGGACAATTAAGTGGCAGACGAGGCTGATTTAGCAAATGATGAGGCGCAACGACAATTAGACGTTACACTAAGATCAATCAAAACAGATGTTCCCACTAATGATACGCATAAGTGTATTTGGTGTGGCGAATCTATTAAACAAGATGATGGACGTCGTTGGTGCTCAGTTGAATGCCGTAACGAACATGAATTATATGCAAATAAACTATGACAACCAAATCACCATGCAAAAACTATTGTCGATACGAACAATTCGAGGGCGAACAAGTGTGCGAAGCTTGTGGAAGAACATATGATGATCTTGACGTTTGGCTTACTGCCTCCGATTCTACCAAAAAAGATATTAAAAAACACGCAAGAGAAAGACTTAAAAGGCTCAAACATGCTAAAAGTAGGTAAAGCAATTTGTCACAAGTGTGGAGACACTGCTCATTTCCATCAGAAAGTTTGGTGGTGTGGGTATAGGTCTGAGATGGGAACATATAACATAGTAGGTTATTGCAAGAAAGAAGAGGAGAAAAATGACAAACGATGAGTTTATTAAACTATTTAAAGAAGCACTACGAAAATTAAATTTAGAAACAGAAATTAAAATAAATGAAAAAGAAGTTGTATTTCCAGTAGGAAAATGGAGTCCTGATGAAACAGAAAAAATACTTACAACCATATCTGACTATATAAAACACGGAAAGAATTCTCATTGATGAAACAGATAGTAACACTTGACTTTGAGACATTCTACGATAAGGGATTTAGTCTTTCAAAGTTAACAACAGAAGAATATATACAAGACCCACAGTTTCAAGTCATTGGCTACGCAGTCAAGATTAACGACGGTTCTACAAAATGGTACACAGGGTCGCACGAAGAACTACATGATGAACTTCTCAAAATAGATTGGGATAATTCAATGTTGCTTTGTCATAATACTTTGTTTGATGGAGCAATTCTTAGTTGGACGTTTGGTCTACAACCCTTCGCATACTTAGATACTTTATGTATGGCTCGTGCTCTACACGGTGTCAATGCGGGCGGGTCTCTCAAAGCATTAGCAGAAAGATATAGCTTAGGGCAGAAAGGCACAGAAGTATTAGACGCATTAGGTAAAAGACTAGAAGATTTCAAACCTCATGAACTACACCAATATGGTGAGTATTGTAAGAATGATGTAGAACTTACACACAAACTATTCCAGGAGTTATCTAAAACCTTTCCTGTAGAAGAATTAAAACTGATAGATATTACACTGCGCATGTATACGAATCCTGTGCTAAGAGTTGATGATGGACTTTTAGTATCAAGGCTCGAGGAAGTCACAGACGAAAAGCAAAAGCTATTGGCTGGTCTAAAGAACAGATTAGAATGTGAAGATGAAGAATGTGTCCGTAAGAAATTAGCAAGTAATAAACAATTTGCGGAGTTACTTACAGAGTTAGGTGTTGATGTTCCTTTAAAAATATCTCCGACGACAGGTAATGAAACTTATGCGTTAGCTAAGAACGATATAGGATTCCAAAGATTATGTGAACATGAAGACTCTTTTATACAAGAATTATGCTCAGTCAGATTAGGTACTAAGTCTACAATGGAAGAGTCAAGAATAGAGAGATTCTTAGACATTGGTGCTCGTAACAGGGGCCTACTACCAATCCCACTTAAATACTACGGTGCTCATACAGGACGATGGTCAGGTGTAGATAAAGTAAACTTCCAAAACTTACCTTCTCGTGACGTTAAAAAGAAAGCACTAAAGAATGCAATCCTACCCCCCGAAGGGCATGTAATATTAAACGTCGACTCATCACAGATTGAAGCAAGGATACTTGTGTGGCTGGCTGGTCAAGAAGATATAGTTAAACAATATAGAGAAGGTCAAGATGTTTATTCTAATTTTGCAGGGACAGTTTATGGTAGACACATTGACAAACGTAATAAAAAAGAAAGGTTTATTGGTAAGACTTGTACACTAGGTCTAGGCTATGGTACAGGGTGGCAGAAACTACAACACACATTAAAAACTCAACCTCCTGGAGCAGACTTACCTGACCATGAATGTCAACGTTTAGTTAAAAGGTATCGTGAGATTAATTATAAAGTTATAGATTTATGGTCAAGATGTGATAGAGCATTAGAATATCTATGTAATTGGGAACAGCTTATGACTCAAGGATATGGTAAACCTTATTATTTAGATACTCATAATGTTATAAGAGTTACACCAAAAGGTCTAGAACTACCAAACGGATTGTATATTCAATACCCACAGCTAAGATGGGATACATCAGAAGCAAAAGGTAAATTCTTATATAAAAACAGATATGGTGAAACATCTATATGGGGCGGTTCAGTAGTAGAAAATGTAGTCCAAGCATTAGCTAGAATTATCATAGGTGAACAGATGGTTCGTATTAACGAAAGATATAAACCTGTATTAACTGTTCATGACGCAGTTGTTTGCGTGGCTGCCGAGTCAGAAAAAGACGAAGCATTAAAATTTATAATGGATGAAATGTCCAAAGCACCTGAGTGGGCACCTGATTTACCCATAGCCTGTGAAGGTGCGTATGCTACAAACTATGGGGATTGTTAATGGAACATAAGTTATTTAAGTTAAACATTGATACTGATGATATAACTGAAAGAGTTTATGAATTAACTGAAAGATGGATTAGTCGGTCGCAAGAGTTTCCATTCTTTACTATTGGTCGTAGTGCATATCTTGATGGTAAAACTCCTGAGTATAATAAAGATATAAGATATGATAATGTACTTATACTTGGTAAATTTGGTGACTTACATGAACAAGCATTACAAACTTTAGAAAACTATTTTAATGAGCCTATTAATCTTTCCTGGGATTTACGATGTCCAGGATTTCATATCTTTCCTAGTGACCCTGTGTTTATAGAAAAAGGTATTGCTGGAAATTGGCATCAAGACTATCCTCACGAAACATTGGGGCTTGGTTCACAAGATCCTTGGACATTTACTATACCTATTGAGGTACCTAAGTCGGGTGCTGGTATAGACTATATTGATGAGTTTAATTGGATACAACACATACCTTATAAGAAATCTATGATGATATTACATGATGGAAAAAATATACATAGAATTGCGGGGCTCAAAGAGTATATACCTAATGAATATAGAATTACTATGCAAGGACATTTAATAAGACGTAAAGGAAGACTAGAGGCTTTTTGGTAGAAGATATATCTAAATTTCCATTTTTAAAACCTATTAAAGATAACTGGAAAGTTTTACTTGAGGACTACCATCGTATTAATAATCAGTTAATGCCTTGGCACGAAGTAGATATATATAATAAAGGGTGGGATATTTTTGGGCTAATACATAAAGACTACCATATTAAAGAAAACCAAATGTTAGTGCCTAATACAACGAAAATAATAAAGCAGATTCCTTTTTTATATATGGCAGGGTTTTCAATATTAAAAGGGGGAACAAAAATTTATCCTCACAATGGGTATACAGGAGAAGTATTTAGATGTCATACAGGACTATCATGCCCTGAAGATTGCTTTATTCAGATTGGGGAACATAAACAATACTGGAAAGACGGAGAGCAATTTGTATTTGATGATACTCAACTACATAGCGCAGAAAATAATTCTAATAAAGATAGAGTAGTTTTTATTGTAGATTTTTATAAGGATAAATATGAAGCACAGTGAAGCTGGAAAAGGTAGTAAACAAAGACCAACAAATAACAAGGCATTTAACGACGGGTATGATA